CGATGCAGGAAGTGGTCTCCGATATCTGGAACGGAGAGCGCCCATCGACGACAGTCCTCCGCACGCTGGCGCGGGCGTTCGCGGACCGTGAATGCGAAGTAGAGTTCGGGCCGCTTCACTCTGCGCTCGTGGCGCATTCTGAGCACGTCGCCGCCTTCTTCAAGCGGTGCGGGCTGGAGGGAAACGATGGCCGCTGAGGCGATCTGTGACGGATGCGGAAAGCGCGCACCGATGGAGTACGGCGGGCACAACTGGCATAAACCTCCCTCTTGGTTTGAGCGTTCGGATGACGACGGACCACAGACCGCGTGCAGCCGTGAATGCATCGACAAGATCGCAGCGCAGACCGGCAAGACTCGCTGCATTCTCCCAATCTGAGGAGTCCGACAATGAGTGAGGTCGAGAAGGCGCTGGCGGAACTGGAACGAATCGATTTTGAGTACGATAGGTCGGTCAGTGAACTAGCCGCTGAGAGCGCATATCGACAGGCCGCGACGGTCGCTCACCGCCTCGCCGCCGTCCACGCCGAGAGCGCAATCGGGCATGAGGCGAATTGCCGATGTGTCGGAGAGCATCAGCGACTGGAGGGAAAGGGTGGAGAGGTACACACGGTCAAGATCGCCTCATGGACCGACCCTCTCTGCCTCCCCAGCCTGAAGCGAGTGGCCATCATCCGGGCGGAGGCGAGGGTGGAGGCGCTGTCTAGCGGAGGCTGCGAAATTATCGTCGAAAATCACCCGCGAGACTGCCGCCTCGGGCCAGACGATTGCGAGCACTGCAAGATCGTGCGTGATCATGCCGACGCCCGCGCCGAGCTGGAGAGGCTGAGGGAGAAGTAGTGCCATACCTGAGCCCTCACCCCTGCCGCTACCCAGGCTGTCCGACCATCCTCCCCATCGACGACCTCGCGTTCCACGTCGAAGACCCTTGACGATCGAGCGGGCGTAGGGCTACCCTGACCTGCGTGAGACGCGCCAAACAATCAAAACAGGCCGCGTTCGCGGTCGAGATGGTTCCGATTGGGAACCTGGAGCCCGCCCCGTACAATCCCCGCAAGATCAAGGCCGCGGCCCTGCAGGCGCTCACTGAGGAGCTGCGGGCGTACGGCCTGGTGGAGCCTCTGGTGGCCAACAGGCGCGCGGACGGCCGCCTGGTGGTAGTAGGGGGCCATCAGCGCCTCAAGGCGGCCCAGGCGCTGGCGTGGGCGTCCGTGCCCGTACGCGTGCTCGAGGTCGACGAGGTCCGGGAGAAGGCGCTCAACGTGGCGCTGAACAACCCAGCTCTGCAGGGGGAGTGGGACCAGGACCGGCTCGCCGGCCTGCTGAAGGACCTGCCGTCGATCGACGCCAACCTGGCGGGCTTCTCGGAGTCGGCGCTCGTCCGGATTCTTGGTGCTCCCGAAGCGTGCGATGATGCACCTCCGCTGCCGCGGGAACCGAGAACGAAACCTGGCGAGCTGATCGAGCTGGGCGCCCACAGGCTCCTCTGCGGAGACGCGCGGCAGGCGCAGTCGTACTCGATCCTGTTCGACGGCCATGGTCCTGCGGTGTGCCTATGGACCGATCCTCCGTTCGGGGTCCGGTATGTCGGGGGGACCCGCCGCAGGATGACGATGGAAAACGACGAGGAAGAGCAGACCGAGAACCTCCTCGCTTGCGCTTTCGGCGCGGTCAACAATCACTTGTCCCGTGGCGCCTCGGCGTATGTTTGCAGCCCATCGGGCCGCGGATATATGGCCTTCCTGCGCGCCTTCACCTCCGTCCCGTGGGACTATCGACAGGGCCTGATCTGGCGGAAGGATGCAATGGTCCTCGGCCATTCCGACTATCACTACGTCCACGAGTCGATTCTGTACGGCTTCACTCCGGGCGATGGCCGCCGTGGCCATGGCGGCGACGGATGGTACGGAGGCTCCGACCAGGTCAGTGTGTTCGACGTGCCGCGCCCGAAAGCGTCGCGGGAACACCCGACCATGAAGCCAGTCGCTCTGATCGAGGCGCACCTGCGCAACAGCACCAAGGCCGGCGATATCGTGCTCGACCCATTCGGAGGCAGCGGATCCACGCTGATCGCCGCCCACCGCCTCGGCCGCCGGGCGTTCCTGATGGAGATCGACCCTGCGTACTGCGATGTGATCCGAGACCGCTATGCGGCCGCCTGCGGCTCAGGAGCCTGACCATGGCGGGCGCACGCGGCAGAAGCGGCGGTAGAAGGACCGGGGCCGGCCGACCCTTCGGCAGCGTCGGCGGGCGCAAGCGCGGCGCCCTGAATATAACGACGCGAGAGGCGAAGTCTCTCTATCAACAGCACACAGCAGCCAAGGCTAGGGCGCTTTACAGTCGCGACCCGCGATCCATTACCAAACCATCGGAGGTCGACGCCGACGCCGCAGTCTCGTTAGTCGTCGATATTCTGACGGCCCTGGCGATCAAGGGAGACGCCCGGGCTGCGATCCAGCTCGATGAGCGACTCCATGGGCGCATCCCGTACCAGGTCGGGGGCACGGACGAGACGCCGCCGATCCAGATCCACCACGGGGGCGAGATCCCGGCCTACAAGGTCGTCCCCCCCCGCCGGCGTCCTCGAACTCGCTGACGACCTCTACGACTACCAGCTCGATCTCATCTTCGACGACGCCGAGGAGACGGCGACCGTCTCGACCCCGCAGGTCGGCAAGACGGAAGCGACCGCCAACTGGGCCGTCAAGCAGGCCCTCGAGGAACCTCGCTCCCGCGGCTGGTGGACCGCCCCGACCTACACCCAGGTCATGGACGGTTTCGACGCGTGCGTGCAGGTGCTGGGGTCCAGCGGGCTCGCGCACGTGCCGCACCGCGGCAGCAAGCCGCCGTGGATCTTCATCCCGGCCGTCCGCTCCATCATAGAGTTCCGCTCTTGGCACAAGCCGGAGAACCTGTCCGGGCGGACCGTGCACTGGCTCGTCGTCGACGAGGCGCACGCCGTCACCCGCATGGTGCGCCTGCTGCTCGAGCAGCGCATGATGGCGACCCTCGGGCCGCGCCGGTACATCGGCAACGCGACCGTGCAGGGTACAGAGTGGGAGGACATCTGCCGCACCGCGAAAGAAGTCGGGACCTTCCGCCACTGGACATGGGAGCACCGCTATCGGGCCCTCGTGGCGCAGGGGTTCGACCGAGAGGCCGCGGCGTACAAGGCGCGCCACGACCGCGCCCTGGCGACCTGGCCGCGGTCGGAGTACGACCGCGTGTACGGCGCGAAGTGGGTGGTCGCGGAGGAGACGATCCTGGCGCCGTACATCGACGGGGTGTTCACCGCCGAGTGGGACAAGACCCCCCACCCGGGCCACGATTACATCATCCCGGTGGATGTCGGCCTGGTGGACGACTACACCGTGGCGCTGCCGATCTGCGTGACGTGCGTGCGGGCGAGCTGGTACTACCGCGAGCGCGGGGACAGCGCGGCGCCGGCGCCGGGAAGCCTCGGAGGCGACACGCTGGAGGACCGCCTGGCCGTCATCGGGCGGCACTGGAACAATGGGCTGGTGGTGATCGAGCGCAACAACGGCCAGAAGCTGCTGGACGACACGACGAAGGTCTACGCCCGCACGCAGGGATGGTGGACGGACGAGCTCAGCAAGCGGCAGGCCATCCTGGAGTGGATCAAGCTGGCGCGCACGGGGGGATTGACACTGCCGAACGAGGAGACGATCATACGAGAGCACAGGCGGTTCAAGAGCGTCCGCGGCAAGACGGGCAACTGGAAGTTCTCGGCGCCGTCGGGAGAGCATGATGACACCGTCATGGCTGGAGTGATCGGGATCGGGTCGCTGTTCACCGGCCCGGGCGCGTACCTGAGGATGCTGCAGGGGCAGCTCGAAGCGAAACGGAAGCGCGCCGAGGAGAAGAAGAATGCCGCGTGACGTACGGGCCATCCGGCGCACGCCGCTCACGCCGCCCACCCACATGCTGGTCGGACTCGACGGCCTGCCGCTGACCCGCACCCCCGACCCCGGCACGCCGCTGTCACCGTCTCTCGCCCCGCCGGCTCGACCCCGCCACCTGGTCCCCTGGGCCGGCTACAACCTCAGCATCACGCCGCGGCAGGACGCGCGCCGCAGCCTCACCCCGTTCGAGACCCTCAGGCACCTGGCCGACGCCTGCGATCCGGTCCGCATCTGCATCGAGGATCTGAAGGGCCAGGTGCGCGGTTTCACCCACGGGTGGAAGGCCAAGGAGGGAGTCAGCCAGAGCCAGGAGTCGGCGATCGCCGCGATGAACCAGCAGATGCGCCGCCCGGACGGCCGCAACGAGTTCAACACCTGGCTGACCATGGCGCTGGAGGAGATCCTGGTCACCGACGCGCTCGCCCTCTATCGGTGGAGGAGGAGGAACGGAGATCCCATCGGGATGCTCCCCATCGACGGCACCAAGGTCAAGGTGCTGGTGGACGACCTGGGGATGACGCCCGAGCCGCCGGCGCCGGCCTACCAGCAGATCGTGGACGGCGTAGTGGAGACCGAGTTCACCACCGCCTGGGGTCAGCCCGACCCGTTCGACCCGAGCGGGCTCCCGAAGTACGAGCTGTCGTACCGGCCCAAGAACGTACGCACGTGGACGCCCTACGGCCACAGCCCGGTCGAGAGGTTCCTGCTGACCATCCAGCTGATCCTGAACCGCCAGCTGCACTACCTGAACTTCTACACCGAGGGCAGCATCCCGGACGCATTCTGGAAGCTGCCTGAGGGTTTCACGCCCGAGCAGGTGGCGCAGGCGCAGACCATCTTCGACGAGCTCCTCGCCGGCGAGCCAGGAGAGAAGTCGAAACTGCGCTTCATGCTTGGTGGGCCTGGGGCCGGCCTGGAGAACCCGCGCGGTCAGGACCAGTGGCAGTTTCAGTTCGAGGAGTTCCTGTGGCGCATCGCCGCCTGGGCCGTCGGGGTGTCGCCGCTCCCGGTGGTGCAGATGATGAACCGGGCGACGTCCGAGCAGGCGGAACAGGCCGCGACGGACAGCGGGACGAAACCGATGATGCGGTTCCTGTCCGCGGTGTTCACGACCGAGGCCGAGCAGTTCTGGGGCTACTCTGGGATCGAGTCGGTCTGGACAGCGAACAAGGACGAGGACAGCCGGCTGATCCACGACCGCAACCGCGACATGATCGACCGGGCCGTCATCACCGTGGACGAGTGGAGGGAGGAGCTGGGCAAGGACGCGCTGGGGATCGACCGGCCGTTCGTGATGACCCCCAGCGGTCCTCTGGTGATCGACGCCGCGGCGCTGGACGCCTTCAGCGAGGTCCCCGGCGGCACGGCCGCGGGGCGGGGTGCGGTGGGAACCGGCAGCGCCCCGGAGGGCGGCGTCGATGAGGCCCGCCGCATCCTGGACGCCGCCCCCAGCCTTGACGACGGCCAGCGCCGGACTGGCGCGGCGGGAGACACCCTGGACGCGGCCCCCAGGCTCGCCGCTCTCGACATGCGCCGCTGGCGGAAGCTGGCGATGAAGGAGATCAAAGAGTCCGGGGTACTCAGGCGCGCGGTGCGCTTCAGATCCAGCGCCATCGCGAAGGCGACCCACCTCGCCATTACCGAGTGGCTCGCCGAAGCGCGTAGCCAGGACGACGTGGCATGGGCCTTCCATGTGATCGCGAAGGCGCGGAGGCCCCTGCTCGCCGCACGGCGCCGGCTGCGGCTGGAGCGCAGGCTGAAGCGCGCCGTCGCGGATCACTTCCGCGAGCGCCGCGGCGAGCTGGCCGACCTGGCCGTGCGAGATCTGGAGGCCGGCAAGCTGCGCAAGGTCGACGACGACCAGGTGGACCGCATCATGGACTGGGACGTATTCGTCGAGGCGGTCGAGGATCCGGTGAAGGACGCGTACCTCGAGGGAGAGGTCGCGGCCCGGAACGTGGGCGGGGTCGAGATCGAGTTCGGGCTGACCGACGAGGCGGCCACGGAATATGCTCAGACGCGCGGTGCGGAGCTGGTCGGTATGCGGCGCATGAAGGACGGCAGCATGATCCCCAACACCAGCGCGCGGTGGAGTGTAGCTCAGACTGTGCGTGAGAAGCTGAAGGACACCATCGCGAAAGCGCTGGAGGAGGGCTGGACGCAGGAGAGGCTGCGCGACGCCATCGAGAGCCCCTCCATCTGGGAGTCCCGTGCGCGCACGATCGCCCGCACCGAGGTAGCCTTCGCGCTGAACGCGGGGACCGCCGACGCGTACGGGAAGGCCGGCGTGGAAGAGGTCGACGTGCTGGACGGGCCGGGATGCCTGGCGGACGGCCACGACGACGCGGTGTCGGGGGTGAATGGGGAGCGGTGGCCGTTGGCGAAGTCGAGGCAGTATCCGCTCGGCCATCCCAACTGTGTACGCGACTTCGCGCCTGTAGTATAGTCTCGCCGTAAAAGCGCTCCGGGCGACGGTCCGGGGACAGCGATAGGGGGCCTGCTGGGGCCAGCACCTCAGCGGGCCCCCTTCGCTTTTCATGGAGGTAGCGATGACGGACCTCAATCGCGCGGCACTGGAGGTAGAGCACACCGAGCCGGATGCTCACCCGCTGGCGGCCTACAAGTTGTCCCGCGCGGTTCGCAAGGACGTGCTGGGCCGTTTCACCTACCACCCCCCTATCGGAGACCAGCCGGCGCGTTACGAGGAGCTGAGAGACATCGCCCTCGGATACGCCATCACCATCTGCCAGCTCTGCCCGGAGAACCGGGAGAGGTCGCTGGCGCTGACGCACCTCGAGCAGGCGGTCATATATGCCAACGCGGCGATCGCGCGGGGCGAGAAGTAAGGAGGCCGAATCCCATGGGCAAGCTGAGGCTATTCATCCCGATCGTCAAGGTGGACGAAGAGCGCCGCGAGGTCATCGGCCGCGCGACCCGCGAAGAGATCGACAGCGACCGCGAGGTCGTCGAGTTCGAGGGCAGCAAGCGCGCGTTCGCCAAGTGGACGCAGCAGTTCGACAAGAACACCGACGGGATCAGCCTTGGGAACATCCGGGAGATGCACCGCGGCTGGGCGGCCGGGAAGGTGACGGCGTGGGAGGCGGACGAGACGGACCAGAGCATCGTCATCGCCACCAAGATCGTCGACGACGCCGCCTGGGAGAAGTGCCGCGAGCGGGTCTACACCGGATTCAGCATCGGCGGGACGCCGACGCGCGAGCGACGCGAGAAGCGCGACGGCACCTCCGTGAATGTGATCAAGGAGTACGAGCTGAACGAGGTCAGCTTGGTGGACAACCCCGCCAGTCCGTCCTCGCTGTTCAGCGTGGTCAAGGCGGACGGGTCGGCGGCGGTTCCGATGGGTCTGCAGAAGATGCGGGAGCTCATCGCGGCCGAGAGCGCGGACAAGAAGGTCGGGGACGCCATGCAGGAGATGGTGCGCCGGGCGAACGATGGCGGCCCCATGGAGAAGGCCCGCGCCGTCATCTATGCGATCCAGAAGGCGGCAGGAGAGGAGCCCGACGAGGCGCCTGAAGAGGAGCCCGACGACCAGCCGGACCACGAGCCGGACGCCGGCGAGGAGCCGCCTGTCGAGAAGGGCCAGAAGGGCCGCGGGACAGACGCAGGGGCTGTGCGTGAGGTCGTTTCAGTGGTGTTCCAGGCAGACCAGTTCGATGAGGCTAAGGCGGGTGCCTACCTGCGGCGCAAGGGGTACTTCCGCCGCCACCTGGCTAAGTCCGAGGATGGGGCGCGGCTGATCGCCTTCCAGGCTCCCGATGCGAAGAGGTCCGACCCGCGCGAGCTGCCGGTGGCGAAAGGAGTCAGCGTGACTACGGCGGTCGTCTCCGACGACCCCCGCGCGCGTTTCCGCGCGGTGCTGAAACGCGACGGTATCGCCAAGGCGGTGCGCTCCGAGGGCGGGTCCATCTACGCCGGGATGCAGGCGTTGGCCGGCATCGTGCAGGCTATCGATTCCGAGCTGTTCGAGTCGATGTACGGCACCGTCTCCCCCGCGCTCCCCGACGAGGAGAAAGAGGCCGTCGTGCAGCTCACCGCCGCGGCAGAGGCGGTCCTAGAGTTCATCGCCGGAGAGTTCCAGCAGCAGCTGGATGGGGCGACCAGCGCAGCCAGCGCGATCGCCGCGAAGAGCGTCCTGGCCCTGTCCGACATCGCGGCCGTGCGGCGCCGCCCGATCCTGAAACAGGAGGGCGGCGACGAGGTCGTAGAGGACGAGGAACCGGCCGACGCGATGATGGAGAATCTCGGCAAGATCCACGAGATCGGGCACTCCCTGACGCTGGCGACGAAGCAGATGGGCGCCGCGTGCAAGGAGGGGGTGTGCAAGCAGGAGGGGGAGGACGAGGAAGATCCCCCGGCCGAGGAAGACGACGCCGGAGAGGCCGACCCGGACGGCGGCGACGCCGGTGATGAACCTCCCGCCCCCGCGGAAGGGGAAGAAGACGACGAGGAGGAGCGCCGCAAGGTGAAGCCCTCCGGAGAGATGTCCAAGGTGTTGAATGCGGTCGAGAAGGTCGGTCAGAGCGTCCGGGCGGTGGTCAAGCGCGTGGACGGGATCGACGAGCGGCTGAAGAAGTCAGAGGCGCGGCCCGACAGCGTCGGCCGGCCTGTTCAACGCGCCGAGAAGTCCCTGGGGGGCGCGACGCCCTCCGGAGACGACAGCGGCCTGACCCCGGAGACCTGCGACCGGCTCGCGGCCGAAGCCACTGAGCCCGCGGTGAAAGAGTACCTGATCCGCAAGGCCTCCACGCTCCGAATCAAGAAGCTCCAGCAGGGAGAGTGACCCCCCGATGAACAAGATCGAAGAGACCCTCGCACGAGTGCGGGCCGCCACCAAGGAGGCCCTCGCGAACCCCAAGCTGCGCAAGGCGCTGACCGTCGGGTCGGGCCTGGTCGGCCTCAACCTCGAGGCCCCGGCGCAGCAGCTCGTCCCGCTTCAATCCCCGTGGCGCCAGCGCATCGGCCGCGACCTGCAGCCTGGTTCCAACGCGATCCAGTGGAAGGCGATCACCGCCGTCGTGCAGAACGCCAAGTTCAGCACGGTGGAGGGCGCCGCGTCTAACCCGATCTCGGTGACCGTGACCCCGAAGACGGCTGCCTTCAAGATCGTCGGCACGCGCGGCAGCGTGACCCGCGAGGCCGTGGCGCACGCCCAGGGGTATGACGATGCCAAGGCGGTCGAGACCAGCAACACGCTCGATCTGGCGATGAAGCTGGAGGAGATCACCATGCTCGGCGGCAACATCACCGCGCTGGCGACTCCTACCGGTCTGGCCGTCGCCGTGATCGTGGGCGGCGGATCCCTCGCGGCCGACGCCGGCGGGTATGAGGTCCGCGTCGCGGCCCTCACGCTGCACGCGGCCAACCGCGAGCTGATCGACCGCCCGGCCTCCTACGACGGCACCCACGCCAACCTGGCGGGACGGGCCGTGCTCAACGCCAACCCGGCCGCCGACGGCTGGACCGCGGCCGCGGCGCGCGTCACCAGCGCCGCCGTCGCCGCCAACGACCGCATCAAGATCACCTGGAACCCGGTCCCGGGGGCGGCCGCCTACGCCGTCTTCGTCGACCCGGTCGCCGGCGCGGCCGAGACCCTCTCGGCGATCGTCACGCAGACCAGTATCACCCTGACGGCCTACGTGGCGGGCGGCAGCGCCCTCGCCGTGGCGGACGGAACCTCGGCCGACGCGAACATCTTCGACGGCGCCATCCCGCTCATCCACGCCGACGCCTCGGCGTACGTGAAGCACCTCAACGGCCCACTGGCGCTGAGCGGGTCCGAGATCGTCGCGATCCAGGACCTGTTCTCGGACCGCTGGGACCGCGGCAAGATCGACGAGTTCGACCTGCTCGTGAGCGGCGTCGACGCGCGGTCGATGTCGAACCTGATGGCGCAGGCCAACGGAGGCCCGACCATCTTCGTCTCGACGTCGGACCAGCAGGCGCAGTCCAGCCTGACGGTCGGCTACCACGTTGGATTCATCGTCAACGCCGTGAGCGGCAAGCGGATCATGGTGCAGGTGTTGCCGTGGCTGCCCGGCGGGACCATCGTCGCGCTGCCGACGCGCATCCCGTACCCGCGCGCCGGCATCACCGACCCGTTCCGCATGGCCGTCTCGTACGGCTGGGAACAGTACGACTACGCCGCCACGGTTGCGGGCGGCCCGAAGGACGAGTTCGAGATCCGCGAGGAGGCGGTGCTGAAGCACTACTTCCCGGCCGGCTGCGGCATCATCGACAACATCTACTTCAAGTAAGCCGGTCATACAAACCAGCAGCGCTGGTTTCACCGGGGGCGGGTCGGTATCAATCTCGTGGGGCCGACCCGCCCCCACATCCCACAGGAGGACACGATGGCGAGAAAAAAAAAGGCAGCGGAAGTGGCCGACGAGCCGGACCTTACCGATGATCAGGACGAAGAGATCGAAGGCCAGGCAGGGGCCGGATCCCGCGTGGCGATGCAGTACCCGACCGATCAGCAGCGCAAAGAGTGCCGGGCCGTCTCGGTGGCCGGGGCGACGTACAAGCGCGACGGCAACGGTCGCTTCCTGGTGCACCGCGACCACGCGCCTGCGCTCCAGACGGCCGGACTGGTGTTCTGCGACTAAGGAGTCTCGATGGCGGACCTCATCACGATCGAGGAGGCCAAGCGATACCTCGGCTTCCCGGACAAGGACGACAAGGATGAGGAGCTCGCGGACGTGATCGCGGGGGTCTCGGAGGCCGTCCGCTCCGAGACCGGACGCGACTTCGCCCTGGCTGGCACCGCCTACACGGAGCACAAGAACGGCAACGAGACCCGCGCGCTGAGGGTCCTGCAGCCGCCGATGCTGAGCGCGGCGACGACGACGGTGCGGGAGAACGGCACGCTTCTCGTCGTTGCCTCGGGGTACTCGACGAGCGCCGGCGTGGTGGTGGACCTCCCGAACGGAATCCTCTACCGCCAGAGCGGCACCAGCGACACGATCGGGGGCTCGCGCATCCCGAGCACCTGGGCGAAGGGAAAGCAGAACATCGAGGTCGTCTACCAGAGCGCGTGGACGGCGGTTCCGGCAGACATCAAGGCCCTCTGCCGCTACGCCGTGGGATTCGAGTGGAACATGGCCGACCGGAAGGTGATCGGAATCCAGAGCAGGTCGTCCGGGCAGAGCAACACCAGCTTCCTCGAGGAGCTACCCAAGCACTTCCGGCGCACGTTGGACCGCTACAAGCTGGCCTTCATGGCGGCGTGAGGGATTCGTGGCAGAAGGCTACCGCATCGTCGTCAGGGGAGCGCCAGAAGCCATCCGCGGGCTGGAGAACCGCTGGGCCCAGGTGCGGCTGGGGATGCTCAGGGCCCACCAGAAGATCGGCCTGTCCATCGCCGGCAGGATCAAGCGCTCGTTCAACACCAGCGACTACCCGAAAGTGATCAGCGGTAACCTGCGGCGCAACATCGGGTCCCGGGTCGAGCAGGGGGCGACGACCATCACCACGATCATCTATGCCGGCGCGCAGGCGCCGTACGCCGAGCCGCTGGAGTTCGGCGCCGCACCGCACGTCATCCTTCGGCGACGCAAGAAGGCGCTGCACTGGATCAGCGGAGGGGAGAGCGTGTTCGCGATGCGTGTGAACCACCACCCCGGCAACCGCCCGTACCACTTCATGCTGGACGGCCTGCTTGAGGAACGACCCCACATCGCGTCCAGATTCAGCACAGAGATCCATGCCGCGCTGCGGGGGGAGAGCACGTGAGCGACCTGATCGACGATCCAGGGGTCATCGAGAAGGCGCTGCGTCTCGTCACCGTGGCGGTCGGCACCATCCGGACCGACAACGGGTACAAGAACACCGTCCTCTATGTCGGGCGCGAGCTGCCCGGCGAGAACGACCTGGAGAGCCTGGCGATCCCGGCCGCGTTCGTGGTGCGCCGACCAGGCAGTCGGTCCCCGATCGAGTGGAGAGACGGAGACGTCTACGGGGAGCAGCTCGATGTCGACCTGATCGGCTACATCCGCACCGACGGTCGCAAGGCGGCCGACTTCGGCCTGGCAGGCCGCGGCGAGGCGATGGTGTCCGACTTCAAGAAGCTGGCGATGGCGGACCCGCACTTCGGGGACCGCTTCACCATCCACAACAGCCGCATCGTCGACAGCGGGAACGACGGCGGCACCTACGACGGCATCACGGCCGTCTGCGGGATCGGGCTGATCCTACAGCTCTACTTCGACGGGGTGAACCCGTGAGGAGGCTCGCCATGACACGAAGGCTGGTGCTCGCGTGGACCACCATCGGGATGCTGTTGATCGCCGCCCCTGCACCCCTCCACGCGGCTGGGACCCACTTTGAGATCATCGCCTCGGGGGCGCAGACGGCCAGCGCGTCCGGGGCCGGCATCCCGGTCATCGGCATCACGGAGATGGCCGTCTTCTTCGACTGCACGGCCAGCAGCGGCACCGGGGAGACGCTCGACGTGTTCCTCCAGTCGTCGGCGGACGCCGGCGTCACCTGGCACGACATCGCCTACGAGTATGCGGTGACCACGGACGGGGATGGGACCGAGACGGCCCCGACCGAGCTGGATCGCGACTTCGTGAACCTCGCCGCCGACGTGGCCTGTATCGACACCGTGGCGACCTACCGGATCTTCGGCAACCTCATCCGGGCGCGGTGGTTCATCGCCGGCACCACGCCCTCATACACCTTCTCGATCAAGGCCGTCGGGAAGTAGGAAAGGAGATCTCAATGACCGGAAAGAAGGAGGCGGTGCCCAAGGGGGCCGTGGTCGTCTATGACGGCCTGGCAGAGAAACAGCAGACGTTTCTGTTCGAGCGGTGCACGAAGCATAAGGACTGCGCGACGACGATCGACCGTGCGGTGAAGCCGGGCGACAAGATCGACGTGGGCGACCTCGAGGACGGCAGCGACCGGTCGCGCATGATCCTCGGCCACCTGGCCCGGGGCGTCTGTCACTACGTGGAGAGCTGATCCGGCGCTGAGCCGGGCGGGAGGATCTGATGGCTGGAGATCGGAGCAAGGTCGTCGTCGCGGTTGCGGGGCAGGTCCTGATCGGAGCCTACGTCTCAGCCAAGGCGGCCGGAACGCTGACCGACGTGGGGTACAAGAAGGGCGGTATCCGGTGGGGACCGTCTTTCGAGCCGTACTTGGTAGAGCCGGACGAGACGCTCACTCCCGTCCGCGCTGTTCCCAGCAAGCGCGAGTACGAGCTGAAGATCCCGATGATGCAGGCCGAGCTGGAGAAGGCCCGCGTCGCCATGGGGCAGCCGGCCGCGAACCTGACCGGAACCCCGCCAGACCTGACCCTGAACGTCGACGCCAACGCCGGAGAGCAGTACCACCAGATCAAGGTGATCGCCGCGGGCGGTGGTGTCGGAACGACCGGGGCGCGCACATGCAGCTACTGGCGCTGCTACCTCAAGAGCGTGGCCGAGATCCCGTTCCTGAAGGACGGCGAGCAGATGTACGACATGACGTTCGGCGTGCTCTACGAGGAGACCGGGACCGGCAGCGACACGATCTGCAAGTGGGCCGACACGTAATCGGAGGGCGGCCATGCCGCGCAGGGTCACCATCACGCTGCAGGGACCACCCCGCCGGCGCAAGGGGAAGCGCGCCGCCCCGCTGAAGCACCGCGTCGTCGTCGAGTCGTTCACGCTCGGTCGGTTCCGCCGGCTCGTCGCCGCCGCAGCCGAGAAGATGATGCAGGTCGCGGTCCGCCACGACGGCCCGGTCGGATGGGCGGACTGGCAGGCCGCGATGACCCCCGAGGACTATGACGTCCTGTTCGCGACGGCGTGTCCGGAGGCCCAGCCCAGGTCGTTCTTCCCGAGTCCGAGGAACACCCAGGCCCTCCTGCTGGCAGTCGTCGACACCAACGACGTGCCGCGCCTGATGCGCTCGATCAACCTCGACCCCGACCGTCCGCGCCGCTCCGGATCCCTCGACGGAGACGTCGTCGCGCTCTGCCGGCGGTTCTCGGGCCTGACCCCTCCCGTCGTCTTCTCGTGGTACATGGACGAGTTCCTCGACGCCTGCGCGGGTCTCAACTCCCTGGCCGAAGCCGAGAGCGGTATCCCGTTCGACGGCCCGGCCTGCGACCCGCGCACCATGGCGCACATGCCCGGGGTTGAGGTCTCGGTGCACTGATGGCGGCCCCTACGGAGAAGGTCAGCGTCCAGGTCGTCACCGAGCACCAGCGCGAGGGGATCGACAGCGCGAAGCGCGGCGTCGAGGAGCTGGCCCGCAAGGCCGACAAGGCGAAGCCGAGCGTCCAGGGCCTCGGCGATCAGGTAGACAAGGGAGGGAAGAAGTACCGCCGCGCCACCGGCGAGGTCACCGCTATGGGCGCGGCGCTGTTCCGCAGCCTCGGCATCACCGGGGCCGCCTCGGAAGCGGCCCGCGGCGCCGGCGTCGCCTACGAGTTCGCGGGGGCGAGCGCCGGGAAGCTGTCGATCGCGCTCGCCGGCTCGACCGTGGCCCTCTCCATCCTGCTGCCGCTGATCGTGAGCTGGCTGCAGAAGACCAAGGACCAGACCAAAGAGCAGGAGGAGCTGACGAAGAAGCTGGCGGAACAGCTCCCGCAGCTGGCCGCCTACCGCGAGCAGATCGACGGGGTGAACGCGGCGCTCGACGCGCAGCTGAAGGCCACGCGCGAGCTCGCCCTGATAGCCCAGCAGCGGCGCATCGACGCGCTCGATGAGGAGATCGTCAAGCTGAAGCAGCAGCTCGGGATCTCCACGGTGTTCGTCGACCAGCGGCTGACCGAGGCGCAGAGGATGAAGGCGATCGCCAACTTCGGTGAGGACGTGGTCGGGTCGCTCACGAAAGAGGGCAAGGCGCAGAACGAACTGACCGCGCAGCTCCAGGCCAAGGAGGCGCTCGTCGCCCGCCTCGTCGCGTCCCAGCAGGCCGGCATCACCCTGGACGAGGAGGAGGCGGCCGCCATCGAGCGCAGTCGGCTGGCCCGTGAAGCAACCCTCGATCAGATGGAACGGGAGAAGGTTCTGCGCGAGGAGCTCGCCGCACTGAAGACCGAGGGCTTCCAGGCGCAGATCGGGGAAGGGGCCCGACGCGACGGTGAGGAGATCGCGAGGCAGGAACGCCTGGACCGCGAGCGCCGCGAGGCCATTCGCGCAGATCTCCGGGACCGCCAGTCGGCAGCACAGCAGGACCGCGAGGAGGCCGCCTCGGAGCGGACCAGAGACGAGCAGCGCAAGAAGGCCGCGCAGCAGACCAACGACTACCTCCTGGCGCTCGGGACGGACACGGCCGTCGCTCTCTTCGGCAACAACAAGGCGGTCCAGATCGCCGCCGCGCTGGTGGACACCTGGCGCGCCGCGAACGCCGCGCTGGCGACCGTGTTTCCCACGGTGCCGCTGGGGATCGCGGCTGCTGCGCTCGTGACCGCGCAGGGGCTGGCCAACGTCGCCAACATCCGGAAGCAGAACGTCGGTTTCGACGACCCGGCGAACGACCTGCTGGCGCGCGAGCTCGGGGCCAAGTTCGCCCACGACGTGCTGCGGGAGATCAACTCCGGGTTCGGTACCGGCCTGAGCGGCCTGGCGCAGGGGACGTCCTCAGTCTCGACGACCAATGTCGACCGCAGCATGAACTTCTCCGGGCCGATCAATGTCGGCGCCGGGGATCGGTTCGGCGGTGGACAGCCGGGGCACCGACAGCTTATGCTCTGGCTCAACCGCGAGCTGATCAAGGTTCGCCGGATCGAAGAGATGGGGGTGCTGTCATGAGGACGCTGCTGTTGCTGCTTATCCTGATCTCCACCGCAGGCTGCGCCACGCCGAGGCTGTACCCGATGACCGTCTACGTGTGCAGCGAGGCCGAGGTGGCAGCCGGCACCTGCCCGGCCGACGTCGAGGGGAAGGACTGCGAGTGGTACACCGACGCGGCCGGGACGAGGGTCCTGTCCTGCAAGGGGCTATGCGAGCTGCGCGAGAGGGAGTAGGTGTCGGTCTCGAGCTGGGCCGTCTCGGTCGTCCAGGAGGAGCCGCGCATGTTGAGATCACCCATGCCGGCGCCGGTCGACATCACGCGGCGCGTCGTCGCGGAGGCCTTCGGGCGCATCAACCGGGCCGTCGAGAGAGACTTCCTCTCTTTCCGGTCTGGCGACCTCACCCTGATGCTGCGCGACGGCGACGGCGCCATGCGTGCCCTCTTCTCCTTACTCGGTAAAGACGACCGCTGGACGCTCACCGTAGACGTCGACGGGGTGCGCCAGTTCCTCGGGGTGATCCTGGGCGTGGGGAGCGTGGCGGTCCTGCGGCGCGAGAGGCGCGTGGAGCTGACGGCCTACGGGGCGACGCGCATCCTCGCGGACACGGCGGCGGACGGCGTCGCCAGGACCTTCGGGTCGATCACCGTCACCAGCGGGAACAGCGGGAGCGACCAGCTCGTCGTCAGCTCGACGGTTGGGATGTACGAGCGCGATGGGCTCCACCTGGACGCTCAGACGCACTCGGAGGACGTCGTCGTCTTGTCCGTGGACTCGGCTACGGCGCTGACCCTGGCGGAGCCCCTGGCGAACACGTACGCCGCGCTCGATCTGGTCACCGTCCTGACACCAGGCTACCGCTTCCGGTCCGTCGACTTCCTCATCCGCGAGGTGGCGGCGGAGGCCGAGGTCCCGGTGGCCGAGATCGTCCTCTCCGGCAGTACCCTCGCGAGCCCCGCGCCGAGCCCCCTGTCGCGCGAGGCGTTCCCGTGGGACCAGCCGAACCTGGCGGGCGGGATCATGTCCGCGCCGTGCGAGCGCCTGGGGCGGCAGTATCAGACGATCTGGAACTCCGGCGACGCCTCTCAGGAGGGGACGTGGTACCTCGACAGCCCGAGCGGGGCGTGGGTGAAGGAGGACGCCTCCCTGCTCGAGTGGTACGACTGGAGCAAGTACTTCCGGTCCGATGAAGCCGGACCGGGCTTCATCATGCGCCGGCCCGTATCCGTCTCGCTGCACTTCCTGCAGCCGGACGTCGCGATCGACTACCGGCCGGCGGTGACCAAGCGCGTCTTCAAGACCTCCACGAGCCAGGTCTACCGACGCGAGACGACGGATGGGACGACCTACGGCGCCGAGACGCTCGACATCGACGGGTCGGGGGCCGGGACCCTGCCGCCGAACGGCCCGGTCGCCTTCACCCAGATCGAGTACGACCACGTGAACGACTCCATGTACGTCACCGGATCGCGCGTCGCGACAACCCGCGGGGTCCTGCTCTACTGGGACTATGGCGCCGGGGCATGGACCGAGCTGAGCACGCCGGCGGAAGAGGCCGTCGGCACGAGTGGCGTGGTCTGGTACGCCCCGACCTGGTGCGAAGACACCGAGACCCTCTATGTGACCAAGGCCGTCCCGGTGTCCGCCCTCGTCTTCGACCTGTTCATCGTGGCCTTCCGCGCCGGCGTGCGCCAGTGGGAGAGGCCTCTACCCCGCACCGTCTTCCCGACCAACCAGAACGTGGGCGTCGGTTCCGGGCTCTCGTCGCTGAACCACGTCACGACCTTCCTGCGTTGGATCGACGGCTACCTGGTCACCTTGATCCCGACGGACGGGGAGATCCGGTTCGCCTGGACGCGCGACGAGTTCGTGACCCTGAGGCGGGCCCGCGTCTCTGCCGGCCCGCCCGACGCCGGCAGCGTGATTCAAAACCGACGAGCCTTCTGGGGTATTGAGGCGGGGCGGATCGCCGGGACCTACCGTTTCAACCACACGACCGATCTCGGCCAAGTGTCGTCCGAGCAGCACCGCCGCGTGGCGATGTTCGTCGCGGCAACGTTCTATGCGGGCGTCGTCGACCTGTTCGACACTCAGGAGAAGTCAGCAGCCGAGTCCCTCGCGTCTCTTGCAGTCCTGACCAACTCCGTCTTCTGGCTCGACGAGGCCGGCGCGCTCCACGTGGTGGCAAGGGACCTGATCCCGGCTGATCCGGTGGTCGACCTGACCGGCAGGATCATCACCCAGCGCGATGATCTGATCTGGAATCAGGTTGTCCAGTTCGTGCGGGTGTCCGGGCAGGCCGGGTCCGAGTATGCCGCCGGGAATATCAGTTTCAGCGGGGAGAGCGCGGAGGTGTCCGGCGATCTGATCCCCAACGACGCCTACGGTCAGGCCCTCGCGGACGCGCTGTTCCTGTTCCTGGGCGCGGAGAGGGTCTACCGCGACGTCGAGGCGCGCAATCCTGGCAACGAGGTCTTCTCGCTGCTGCGCCGCGTTCTGGTCGACGGGGCGCACTACCGCATCTATGAGTCCGAGGCGGACGTTATCGGCCGGCGCGCCCGTCTCAGCCTCCTGGAGGAGGTCTGATGGCCCTCTACTCCTTCTCGCCTCGGCTCAGGTTCACCCCGCCGGCCGGCGCTCCGGTGGTGGTGGACCTGACGACACTCGACCGTCTGGTCCGCGCGGAGGTGCTCTGGGAGCCCCTGATCGACGAGATCGAGATGGTGGACCGGTCGATCCAGACCGAGCGGTACGGCTGGCGCCTCGGCGTGCTGCTGGAGGTCTTCTGCACCCCCGGGTCGGTGACCGACCTTGCCCTAGAGGGGCAGGTCAACCACTGGCTCAACCGCAGCGACACGACGACAGAGGTCAGCATGGACGGCGGAGGCGTCTACCGCATCGCCCACCTGACCAGGTGGACGAGGACCAAGCCGAAGCCGGCGAATGTCGGCGTGGTCTACTCGATACGGCTGACCTGCGAGTACCCCATCAGCGAGGACGCCCTGCCCCCGGAAGGGAGGACGGCGCCGGCGACCATGGAAGGGTGGGCATGAGCCGTGGCGGAAACCAGGATGAACCCCATCGCGGACGTGGTCGTCGGAGGGTGGACGGCGTTCCCGGTCTCGCCGGCGACGCTCTTCGACAAGCTGGACGACTCCCCGCACGATGGGAACGCGACGGTGGTGAGGGGTTCGGCGCTCGGGGTCGCTAGATTCCAGTGGAACGCGTCTGCGGTGCCCGTGCATCCGGCCCAGGGGGCGCTGAGGCTGCGCTGGAGCGAGATCGGGGGAGGAGGGGGCCCGGCGCTCTACCTCGCCCGCGTCGGCCTCTACATCGGCGGGCTGTACTACTGGAGCCCCAGCGTGCAGATGAGCCAAGGCGCCTTCGCCGTGCATGATCCGGCCTGGCCGGTTGACCCGAGCGACGACCTGCCGTGGACGCAGGCCAAGGCGGCCGCGGCGCAGCCGGCCCTGGAGCTGGTCTCGTTCGACAATGCCCTGCCGCGGTGCGAGGTGTCGAACCTGATCGGCTTCCTGACGATAGTGACTGACCGACTGCACCGGAGGGCTGCTGGAGCCGGCCGAGAGACCGAGAGCGCATCGGCGCTCTATTCAGGTAAGATGGTCGCGAGCGCATCCCGCGAGGGCCACAGCGCGAGCGCGGAGAGCGGGTCGGTCGCGGCCCACGCGGCACGCGAGGGCGACGCCGCCGAGGGAGACTGACATGCTGCTGATCGATAAGATCACCGGCGACTTCACCATCGGGCAGGGGAACCGAGAGACGGCCGTCTTCACCATACGCGACCAGGACGGCGCGGTCGTCCCCGTCCAGCTCAACACCTTCAAGCTGACCGTCAAGAAGAACATCGACGACGACATCACCGAGGCGAAGTTCCAGATCACCGCATTCGACATGACCGACGCCGCGGTCGGGAAGGTCAGGGCGACGTTCCTTAATGCCCACACCGCCGCGTTGAGCGGTGCACACGTGATGGACGTAGAGATGACGGAACCGGGATCGGAGCCGCAGACGGTCTACGGCCCGAAGGGGCCAGTTCGGTTCACGGTGAGGAAGATCGTCACGACCGCCGGGGTCGCACCGCCGGCGCCTGGCATCGTGGTCGACTTCGGGATCGGGATCGCCGTCGAGGCAATCTATCTCCGAGACCCGGGCACCGGGCAGTTCATCAAGCTGACGAACGATGGAGGGTTTCCCGACTGGGGGCCGAGCGACCCAGGGCCTCCACCATACTGAGGTGAATGCGCGAATGCGAAAGCTGATCCTGTTCCTGGCGCTCGCGGCCCTGCCGGGTCTCGCGTCGGCCCAGCAGAAGACGATGATCATGATCTCGTCGGCCGGATGCGCGGCGACGGCCTGCACGCAGGAGTTTCAGTTTTGCGAGCAGG